AGAAACGCTTGGTCAGTGTACATATCGTTAGGATTAAATGTAAGATTGAATTCTCCACCACCGCCCCATCCTGTTTTATCTATTGTGAACAGCCATGGAAATACTGTTTGCATATAGTATTTGTTTTCTTCTCTGTCACTATGCCAAGACCACTTTTCAACATGAGGAATTAATAGAGATGCCTTTTCTGGTATCATGTCTTCTATTGATACATTAAACATCCATCTCGGCAACTCTATTTCCAGATCAACATTAACTTTACTTGCAAAGTTCTTCCAATGGGTTCTTATTTCTGGGATGTTCTGGCTGCCAATCTCTAACCCAAACCTTTTAAATGGGATATCGAGCCTTGGTTTGAGGATTATGGATTTTGCGCTTGCTACCTTATCCAAGCCCTCTTTATTAAATTCTTCTTTCTTGGCGACATATGTCGGGTTATCGTATTTTCTTGGACCTTTACCAGTCCAGATAGAAGTTCCTTCAATAAACTCCCAGTCCATAAATTCATTATCGAAACAAGTAACATCATCACTCGGCAAATCGGCAAATACTTTAGATAGAGCCAGTTGATCAACAAACCACTGCATTGGCATATCATCAATAGTACGAGATAGAATCTGAGCAGTATCCCTCGCCTTATTCGTCATATAAACTGCGCCAGCAGCAACTTTCATACCTGGATCAGATTCATTTGGTCTGGGGAAATATCCATAGTTGGTTTCAGGGAACTCGAATCCTTCCATAACGAGGCAGTCAATATCGAGCGTCAATACTTTTTTCGCAGAGGGCAATAAATTTGGCAATACAAAAAAGCGCAAACAAGCATAAAATGCTCGCTCTTGGTCATCAGGTAATGCGTGCAAAGGAGCATCATCAAAGGTGAAAGTGACCTTATTTTGACAATTTGCTGTTATGATTCCGCAATGAGAAAATATGTCATCATCAGGTCCAGTGACGTGTATGTGGGTATCAAAACCTGCCTTGCTAGAGGAAAGGGCAAAGGGCAGACCATGTTCCATAAAATACTCACTGTCGCAAGCAGCAAAAATTACTGGGGAATTGGGTAACTCACCGTATATATTAGACATACTATTTTCCTATTATTCCATATTTTACTTTACGATTTACAGCATAATCATCTATATTATAACCGTTTTGCTTTGCCATGTCGACGTATAACCAAAATAATTCAACAAGATCGGCATGAGGATGATCTTGGGGGTCTCCCGTAAACCAAGCTGGCTTCCATGGCTGAGTCGGCATATGGGTGTAGTGTAATTGCTTAAACGGAAACACGTCTCTATCATGACTATTCCAAGCAGGATCTAAATCGCCAACTGTTCCGTTTTGTACGAAACTATTGATGAATTGGTGGTGGGCTGATGGTTCATGCTGCCATTCTTCTTTTAGTGGCATCTTACCTTTAAACTTAGCACAGTCAAATAGCATTACGCAGAACTCTTTGCCACCAAACCGCTTACCGTCTCTGGCTAGAATCCAACTGTCGTCCATATCCATATCAAACAATTCACCGATGTCATGAAAGTTTAGCATATCAACATCAGTGTAAATCGCCCGACCTTCAAAATTACAGTACTCGGGGATTGCCCATCGAAATCCTGAGAATGGAGTTGACCAATTCTTATCAGCAAATCCATGCCAAAATGAATTCGTGTCATTTGTCTGGCGCATCCATACGATATCTAACTCTCGGTCAGTTTCTTTTCTTAGAGAATATTCATATGCCATTTCAATAAGAGCGTCTTCACCGTTAGATGACGTTCCTATGAATATTTTAACTTTATCCTTGCTCATATTCATAACCAAATGTTCTTATTTCATGTTTAAATAACTGATCAACAATCTCTTTACTCTCGCTATCATAATATTGAGAATAGTGCTTTCTTTTAGTTTTCTTCAGTCTAGTATTATAATATATTTCTTCAGGAATGTCAATATTAAATTTACTACTCATCACGTCATACAGTTTAGATATATTCTCAACAGTAAATACAGTATCTGTTACTATTAAGTCATTTTCAGTGTATCTATTCCAATCTGTAGGGAGTAGACCAATTTGCGTTTTAAGGTACAAATTAAAGTCATTCTCTCGAACTCCTGGAAGATGTGGCTTTATTACTGAATGCCATTTAAATGCGCTGACACATTTGTCCCAAGGATTACGCTCAATAGCAAACTTATAATACTCCCGCCATTGATCTGGATATATTGATTGAATTTGTGAACTAGTCATATGCCCAGCGCCAGTGACATCATTAAGACTTGGCGTATTATCAGTGGGAGATCCAGTACACACATCGTCATCCCCAAGATGAGGAAAGATCAGCTTTTCAAATGTAGAACCAGCGACCTTTCGGTTCTTGAGAAATATAAACTTATGTTTGTTTGAGATTATCATTATATTCTTCTTTCATATTGCCCAAATGTTTAGCGTGGATTTTACACCCGATAAACTCGTTATAATAGTCATCACGCAGAAGAACGTCATGATCAAACTGCGCTTTCGTCTCAAAGTATGAACACTCGCCCTTAGTACGACAGAGCCGTAGTATCTCACGCTCAAATGGAGTACCTTGCTCAACAAGCATCTTGACCTGTTCACTAGAACCAAAATACTTTTGCCAATCTGACTGTACTTTAGTTTTAACTCTACGCTTTCGTTTTTTGGTTATGGGTAGTGTCTTTGGTCGCCAGAACAGCTTCTTACCGATATAACCAACCCCATTGGTGAGGTCAGTTACACGGTAAACGAACCCAACATATTCTTTGAGTTCGTCTTCTGTTAAATCGAAGGGTCTACCTTTGTAAACCCAAGGAATGTCATAAGGTGTAGCCATAATAAAACCTTTGTGTCAATCAACATCAAAATCTAGTTCGTCTAGATCATCTCCATCAAGGTATTTATCTAAATCATCCTCATCCTCATCCAGTTCGCTGACATCAACACCAGCGCCACAGTATGGGCAGTATATTGGCAACTCTTCAACAGAATCTGACTCTACTCTCTGAACTATAGTATATTCCGAACTGCAGTCATCACAAATTAGTTCGTATGTTATTTCGTCCATTAGATTTCCTTTAGGCATATGCTTCGTCCCAACCCCCTGTTAATCCAGCAACTTCATATTCCGTAACACGGTTCTCAAAGAAGTTTGTGTGGTCGGCACCATTAAGTACCCATTCCAACCATGGTAATGGATTCTCTTTTACTTTAAAGTTTGTTTTCAATCCAAGTTGTAACAAACGTCGATCAGTTATATAGCGGATATACTGCTTTACTTCTGATGCATCCATACCTTCAACAGCACCCATCTGATATGCCAGATCAACAAACTTATCTTCTAGCTTAACAGCTTGTCTCGCTATCTCATATATATCTTTCTTGAAATCTTCATCCACAATCCTGGGATGCTCTGCGCAATATGCTTTAAATAATTTTGAATTACCTTCAACGTGAATAGACTCGTCTCGGATTGACCATTCCACAACCTTGCCCATACCTTTCATCTTACCGAAACGCTGGAAGTTGAGTAGCATAACGAATGATGCGAACAAAGCCACCCCCTCGTTGAATACTGACTTGGCTAGTGATAACCCTAGACCTCTGACTGTAGAGATATCAGCTTCCATCATGAAGTCAATCTTATCAGCCATTTCGCTGTACTCAAGGAACGCATGATATTCAGCATCAGATAATCCTAGAGTTTCATTAAGTAGCGCATATGCACGTTGATGGATACCCTCACGCCCTGCGAATGAACCAAGCATATTTCGTACTTCGTTATTCTTGAACTTTGGTATAAACTGATCATAGTAATTCTGACCTACAGCAACGTCAGACTGAGTAAATAGTCGTAGGATGTTAGTAACATACTCTTTCTCGACAGGTGTCATTTTACCCATCTTCCAGTCAGTTACATCTTCAGACAGGTCAATCTCATCCTCAATCCAGTGCGCCTTTTCGTGACGAGTAGTAATATCTACAGCCCACGGATAATGGAATGGTTTATAAGTTTCAGAGAACTGCATTAAACCGCCCTCTTTCTTAACATATGAATCAGCAACTTTCATAAAGTCGTCATATGTACCAATCAGCTTCTCATCGATGAATATCTGCGGAACTGATCGAGCTCCTGGGATCTTCTGATAAAACGCCATTCTCTGTTCTTCATCATCAAGATTGATCTCAGTATATGTGTACCCATGTGATTTGAACCAAAACTTGGCTTTCTCGCAGAATGGGCAGTTACTTTTGCTATATATTGTTACGTCCAATGCTCTCTCCTTAACCTTGGCAACTTACGCATTCGTCTTGAGACTCAGCGGTAGTAGTGTCGTTGAATTCTGCCAGTCTATCACGTGCAACTTTAGACGCAACGTTCTCGGCTTTGTTAGATGTTTCTGTTCTTAAATAATATAATCCTTTGGTACCATACTTCCAAGCATTGAAGTGTACCTTATGCAGATACGCTTTAGTTGCCCCAGCTGGGAAGAATATGTTTAGCGATTGACCTTGACATAAAAATTCTTGGCGATCACCGCCTTGCTTGACAATTATATCCTGATCCATCTCGATAGCTGTTTTGAACACTGCCTTAATATGATCTGACAAGAAGTCAAGATGCATTACTGAGCCTCCATTGGTAATAATAGACGACCAAATCTCACTATTATTTTTCCCAGCTCGTTCAAGTTCTTGCTCAAGATACTTATTCTTAGTCAGATGCGAGCCAGCACGTGTACGAGACGTAAATGCGTTTGCTTTCCATGGCTCAATTGATGGCGACGTTCCACCGATCAATGAACTATTAGCATTTGGGGCGATAGCCAGCAGGTGGGCGTTTCTTCGACCTGTACCTGTCATATCTGGAGCCTCACCTTTCTCGCTAGCAATATTAATCGACTCAGCTATAGCTTTATCTTGTATATCCTTAAAGATTACCTTGTTCAGCTCCCCTGCATATTCAGATTCAAATGCAACTCTGTGTTTCTGCAAGTAACTGTGATAGCCCATTGCCCCGAGACCGAGACTCCGCTCCTGCATTGCAGAGTATCTTGCCCTTGAGATTTCATCACCTGCGTGGTCGATAAAGAACTGCAAGACGTTATCCAAGAAACGGATAAGATCAGCAACAATCGTTGAATCTTTCCACTCATCATATCTCTCCAAGTTTAGTGAAGACAGGCAACATACAGCACTGCGGTCTTCATTAGTGGCTAGGTGTATTTCGTTACACAAGTTAGACCCATTAATCTTAAGACCTAAATCCTTTTGCGCCTGAGGCATCGCTCTGTTCGCAGTATCAATAAAGTTTAGGTATGGCTCGCCAGTGCGGTATCGAGTCTCTAGGATTAACTCCCACAACTTACGTGCTTTGGTCGTTTCTCTGACTTCTGACTTATTAGGGTCTTTTAAATCCCAGTCAGCGTTATCTCGTACAGCTTCCATAAACTCGTCAGTCAAGTTGACCGCATGGTGCAAGTTTAAGCACTTACGGTTCACATCACCTGTAGGGATGCGCATATTCAGGAACTCAACAATATCAGGGTGAGAGATATCCATATATGATGCATATGAACCTTTGCGAGTTTTGCCTTGACGATACGCAGTCATATCACTGTCTACAGTGTGTAGAAATGGCATCGGTCCAGGAGCAACGTCAGATACTGACCGAACATCAGACCAATGACCACCAACACCGCCACCCTTAACTGATAACCAACGCAACTCTGCGCTATGGTCAATCAGACCTTCTAGAGTATCGGGAACATATGTAAGAAAGCAAGAAATAGGCAGTGCTTTTACTTTTTCGCCAGCTAATGGTGCATTAGATAATACTGGTGATGAAAACATAAACCAACCTTTTGACGCACCATCATAAATGCGTTGGGCAAGTTCCTTATCACCATAACAGTAAGCTACAGCTGCTCGAGCAAATGCTTCTTGGGGGGATTTTTCATCATCACGACAATAATAATCTTTGAGGAGTTTGACAGCTTGTTCTGTCATAACATCATCTCTATTGTAATCTATTCGCACACCGAGGTGCTTGCTTGGCAGACCGAGCATATATTTCGCCTTTTAATTTTTAGTTAGTTCTACGAGTATAAGAGAAAACTTATACCCTCCTCCATTCTGTAAGTTTAGCTTTTGCAGCTAATCCATTAAACGTGTTATTACTTATAATATCGGAAACTTGCTCGACGCTTAAACCAGACATTATCATATCATTTATATCTTTTTCTTTTATACTATTTGGAAATATAACCACAGAATGGTTCTTGTCAATAGTTTTATCAATCCGACGGACTATCTCAACGCTTCTCGGCTCATTGTCGTAAACGAAGATATAGTCGGCTGACATCTTGTCAAGACCACTCACATCTGCCCCAGCCATCGCAATTGCGTTATTTATGAACATGCTATCAATTGGACCTTCGACAACATGCACTGGCTGAGTAAGATCCACGGAGTCCAAGCCAAATATCTTAGGCGAATCTTCGTCGATCATAATAGTTATATACTTCAGGTCAGACTTACCCAGCGCCCTACCCTGAAATCCTATTAGGTTCTCGTTCTTATCAATAAATGGTATAATAATTCTAGCTTCATCAAACTCATTCTCAGGAAACTTTCCTGGCACGCACTGATTAACAAACTCATAAAACTTTGGTGCGTAGAATAATTTATAATGATAGTTTGTTGGGATTCTTCGTGAAAGGACATACCTTTTCGCTTTATGAGTTGGCGTCAGCTGAGATATCTTCTTCAGCTTGCCCAAAGGCGTCTTTAGGTAGTTCGCTTTCTTTTTGAACCTGAACTCAGTCTTAGTTTTAGCAGGCGCATTATTAGCAATCTTGCGACCGCCATCCTTAAATTTCTCCATGGTGTATTCTTTATGGAGATTAGGATTAACATGCTTGATTAGGTTATTAAGGGAGGCTCCCTGACCGCAGTTATGACACTTGAATATGTAGCTGGCTTCCTTGAGGAATACATATCCCCTCGCTTTGTTCTCATTAGTTTGAGAATCGCCACAATAAGGGCATCGGAAGTTCCATAAGGTGTCATTCTTGCGCTTGAACTGTTGAAGTTGCGCAGAGAGAAGGTTTAGATATTTGCTTTCAAGATAATTACTCATGTATTCATTATATAATAAAACTGCTCAAATGTAAAGACTTATTTTACCCCATCATTTCCTTAAACATTGGCCACAGATATGCTAGAACTATAACACCGCCAGCTGCCTGCCACTTCCATTGCTCGAGCTTACGAACACGATCAGACATTTCATTAGCGTGCTCACGTTGTTCTTCTTTCATCTCACGAATTTCGGTCATGATTTCTTTATGAGATTCAGATATCTCTTTGTGGAGTTCGTCACGCAATGCGCCAATCCTTTTATGTAAAATATCTTGTTGCTGTTGCGCTTCGATTCTTCGTTCCTCTAGTAATGAGAATAGATCCATGTTGATACCGTAGTTTCTTATATCTTCCTGTTCAAATACAACAGCAGGTTCTGGTTTAGCCGAAGCACGTGTAGCCATTTCGTTGACCGTTAGTTTATTTTTTTATTATTAACTCTTATTTATTTCTTAGAAGATTGCTTTGAAGACACTGCAGCTTCTAATTCTTGAATTCTTTTCGCTAAATTAGGATATTCTGCTAACCATTTCTGTTCACGAGTAGCAATCTTAATATCATACTTAGTAGCGACATATTCCATAGCGCAATCGACGTGCTTTTGAAACCACACGCCCATCTTAGTGTTCTTGAACCAGTTGTAGAACGAACTGCCAATAATTGATCCTAGAATAGATTTTAGTACAAACCAATACATATTATTCCCCTAACTCTGATTCATTGTTTTCTACATTGTCAGTATAGTTCGCTATGCCGTGATCAGTAAAGGAATCGAAGAACTTACCCTGCGACCAGCCAATCCATACGCCTCGGAAGAAGTCTTTAAATCGCTGCCATCTTGTCAGGTCACGAACCTCGCCATACGCATTAAAGTATACGCACTCACCGTCATGCTTGAACCCAAACAAAGCAGGGGGAACTTTACATACAATATCATTGTTATTTACAAAGCGGTAGTGTGGGCAAGTGAGAGCATTTACAAACTTACGATTGCCTACTCGTGGCGAACCAAACGTATACAGTTCCTCAGCACCACATCGACTAGCAGCAACTGTTGCCATAGCGCCACCTAATGAGTGACCAGTAAAGAATATCGCCTTTGGCTTCTTGAGCTTGGCATTCTTTTCGATTTCTTTCAGGCACTCAGCCCATATTTCATCAACTTCATCCTGGAATCCACCATGCACTTTACCCGCAGATTTAGCTCGATGAGTGAACAAATCTAAATCAGCTAAAACATCATTCAACACAGTCGGCTCAGTGCCACGAAACGCAAACCAAAGTTCGGCAGTATTCTTAGCAACAACAACCTCAGCTCCATCTTTAGCGATCAATTTACCAGACATCCCCAATCGCTTACACCCTTCCTTAATTCCTTTGGCGTTTCGGTATGCGATTCTTGCTAGCCATGCTGCTGTATATGCTCTATCATAATTCATTTTCTTCTTCCTTTTTCGGCTCTACCGAGCTTTCATAGTAAATAATAATTTCTTTCTGTTGTAGAATATATCTTTTTAAGTCAGCCATATTTAGTGAAAGAGTTTCATAGTCTCTAACTGACATGGCGTAAAATACGAGCGCACCATTCTCTTCTTCGAACCGACTAATGAACTCATCCATATTCTTTTCGGTTACGACATACCAATTGATATCTTCCAAATTAACTGGCTTTGGGCGTTCCTGTACAGGAATCTTAGCCTGTACAACTTCCGTAACGGTAACTGCTTCTGTTATTGCTTTGTAAGTGCTACAGCCACTACTTAGCAGTATCAGACTCAATACTATCAAATAATTTTTTAGTGCCATCGTTTATTCTCGTCTCAATTAATCCAGGTTTCTTCAAACTCAGTTTAGTTAAATCATGCTTTCGTAACTGACCAATCAGCTTATCCTGATATGCTTCAGCTTTTTGTAAATTCTGTTGTAGATCTTGCGTCAACGCTGCCTGTAATACAGCGGTCGCTTGTAATTCGGTAATAGTCGCTTGATTAGTTTC